CTGAGCCGGTAAGCGGCGTCAGAATTACATCGTCCAGCGTTCCGACAAAATCCGCATCAGCGCGGAACAGCAGCACCCCGCCCGCTCCAGCGATAATCGTTTCCGTGAAGGTATTTGCGGAACTGCGCGGCGTTCCCAGCGTCCCGCCCAAGACCGGGGTAATCGTCCCGGCCGAACGGGTCACGGTATAGGTGATTGAGTACGAAACACCGGCAAACACAAGGGAATTGGTCGCCGCTGTCAGGTCGGAAACGGCCGTCTGCGTGCCGTCGCAATCAGCCTTTCCGGGAACTACGGTATGGACCGTCCAGCCGGTTCCTTTCGTCCAGTTGGTATCGGCGGCGAAGGTTCCATTTACCGCCAAGTCGGGGAAGTGCAGCGCGTCATCATCCACCCGGAAGTTGAGCGTAATGTCCGCATCCGTTCCGCCTGCCGCGCCTGAAGTGCCGACGCCAGTTGATTGGGTGTCAATCGAGGAAACCTGCGCAGCAGAGGTAGTCCCTGTGCTCGCTATGATGTTCTGGGTAGTTCCGGTAAGCGCCGTGCCGACCGCCGTTGCTACCGTGCCAAGCCCAACGTCTCCGGCCTTGTTATCTACCCACCACGTTTCAGCGGCGGTCAGCGTAACGTCTGCATTGATTGCCGCACCGAGCGAGACGATGTTTCCAGCGGGGAAGTCGTACAATTTCAGCGCCGCCCATGCCCCATTGCCGGGATCGTCGGTCAGGATAATGGGCGTTCCAGCAAGGGTTAGAACTGTTTTGTGGATATTGCCATCGCCGCTCTCGGCCACGGTCACGGTGCCGCCGTTCTTTGCGCCCACGCCGGCCGATGTAAGGCCAGCGACTTGCGACGTTATCGCGCCAGCGAAAGTAACCGCGCCGCCCGTTCCGAGGATAGCGACCTTGCCAGTCGTGTCATTCGCGCTGCTCGCCGCGTTCAGAACCCCGGCTTCGCTTGCGTCAACGCCCGCGAGAATCGCATTTACTGCAACTAGGTAGGAATCCAGCACAGTCGCTTTTTCGGCATCCGTTTTAGCCGCTAGCAGTTCGTCTCTCAGGCTCATGTTGATTCCTTCGTCAAATGTTGCTCGGCAATTGGTGCCGAGTGGTCATAATTTCGCTCGATTTCCTCAGCGGTCGGCAACGCTTCTTTAGGCACGAAATCGAGCTTTACGCTTCCGTCAGGCTGCATACAAAACTTAACGTCCACGGTGTCATAGCCGTAAAGACGCGATGCTCTTCCGGCGTAAGCATCCATCAGCGTCGATTCACGCGGCATGAATAGCTTTATTCCTCGCGCCCGCGCTTGCCCTAGCCAGTATTCAACGCAGGCCCGGCCTTTTTCCGCGTCGTGCCGATTCGGGTAGGTGAAGTCCATCCCAAACAGGCTGATCTGCGCCGCGCCGATATGAATAGCGAAGGCAATAGCGTAAGCCGCCGTGCTGTTGAAATACTCATGCCCGAAGTGATTGAGCACATCCTCAAGCGGAAATTCCACCAGCGCCGGATAATCCGGGTGCGCTCGGCTTGTCACCACAGGCACAGGGCTTTTTTTCAACCACGGCAGCATTGCCGCGATATTCCCGGCCGGGTTCGCCGCCGCCCTGATTTCCTGAATCCGCACGTCATCCATGTGGAAAATCAGATCGCAGGCGAACACATCGCCAAGCGCATTGATCGTCCACACTTCATCAAACAGTTTCGACCGCCCGCCCTGCCGTTTCGTCAAGTCCAGATATTGCGCAACGCTCGGGCCAAGGCCGAGAATCGCAATGCGCTTGCCGGGTTCCTTGGTTTCCTCTGGCAGCACGTCACGCTGGCAAACCGCAATCAACGTCCTGCCATTCACATCAGGTTCAACTTCGGATTCCGGGCCAGCCTGACCGTACCAATCCACCGCGCACCAGCCGCATTCGCGCAGCAGCTCGTTGAAATCGAACCGCGTGTAATGGCGGAAGTGATACGCAGTCGTGATGCCTTCGGCTGGGCTATACGGAAAAACAGATTCATTCGGTACGCTCGCTATCAACATAGGAGCCGACTCGCGAAGCGCCTTTAGCAGCGGGCGGGGATCTTCAATGTGCTCGATTGTCTCGAAACAGATTGCGGCATCCGATTCCGCGATACCTTCCGGTGCGTTGCCGTTGGCAATCTTGAAATGCGCGCCTTCAACAGCGTCAGAATTTCCGTAATACTTCCGCGCGTAATCAATGGCCTCTGCGTCAATGTCATACCCGCGCGATCTGTGCCCAGCGTCGGCAATAATGCGTGAACCGTAGCCGCAACCGCAGGCAAAGTCGATAACGCGGGATTTTTCCGGGATTACCTTTGCCGCCCACTCGTACCGCGCTACGTGGTCGCGCCGGATGCCATCCAGCGTAGGCGCTACTTGCCGTTCACCTTCGTTCAATTTGATTCCTCTCGCCAGGGTTAAAAGATTGCCGGTTACGTGGTCCGGCGTCACGCGGGCGAGCGCGCGACCGTATCGCTCAGGGAGGGAGCGTTTTCTTACGGGTTAGCGACCGGCGCGAGACCCGGCGAATGCAGGATCGGGATGATTGCGATAACCGTCGCCGCCGTCACCGTTTCCGACGCCAGGCTGCATTGCACATACCGCTTGTTGCCCTTGTAGCCGACGCGCTTGGTGACCAATTGCGTCACGCCTGAAGTGCGAGTGCCGGTAACGTCAGCAACCGGCAGACTCGCCAGCAGTTCCGTGCCCAGCAGATCGGCATCCGCAACGCTAGTGAGCGTCCCGGTCACGTCGCCCTCTTTGATGAGGATGGTTGCCGTGGCGTTCGTTGCCGTCACCGCGCCGTAGCTGATGACGAATTCGACGCCGCCGTACCCTTGCCGGTCAATGATCTTTCCGGCTGCAGCGCCACCCGAGGCCGCTTTCGCCGCCCAGCCGCGTACTGCGTCAATGTTGTTGTGCAGATCGTTCATGATGATTTCCTTTTAATTCGGTTCAAATGAAAAAGCCCGCGCTAGGCGGGCTTTGTTCTGAGTTGATTGCGATTACAGGCCAGATGCGCCCGTAGCGAATACCATCAACTTGATGGCCTCATAGTTCACGATTCCGCCGCCAAAACGCCGACGGAAGTTGAACTTAGTCTGCCCCTTCAGGGTGATGTTGTCGCGGATCAGCGTCGTGCCGGAGCGGTTGACGATCTTGTAACCGCGCTTGAAATTGCCGTAGGCGAGCGAGTAGGAACCCGCGCCCAGGGCTGGCATGTTGTCGTCCACCTGAACCGGGGAGCCGAGGAACCTGCCGCCGAAGCCCGCCGTGGTATCCGGTTGCCAGAGGTAGTAAGCCCCGCTGCCATCCTTCATCTGGCGCATGACGCCCAAGGTTTTTGCATTGGTGATGAACGCCGCGCCAGCCTGGTATTGTTGCTTGAGAGCCGTTTGCAGATCAATGATCCGATCCGATGGAGCTACGGAGGCGAACGCCGCTGATTTGCCGGAACGGATATAGCCGACGCTACCCCAGGCATAGGACGAATTCACGACATTGGTATGCGCCGTAATACCGCGAGCGCAGCCCACGCCGTTTCCGGTGATGTATTCCGAATTCGCGCCTTCCGCGAAACCAATCGCAGCTTCGTCGGCTAGGTCGGTTTCCAGATTGATGCGCGAATCTTCCAGGGTTTCATTGAACACCCACGGTTCGACTTCGGCCGGGAACACTTCAATTTCCACCTTAGCGAAGGTCGGCTCGGTCGTCTCGCCGCCCGTTCCGCCGTTTGCAACGCGGCGCATTGCCATGCCAGCCGTCTTGACCAGCTTTTCCCATTTCTGGGTGCCGATGGTGATGGTGTCGGCCAACGGAGCCAGCCCGCCCATCGTCTGCGCAACGCGGTCAATGGCGAGGTCCATTTCCGGCAGGATGAGATACCCGCCATTCGGGTCGCTTCCGCTGTTCATGGCCTTTTGGCTCAATTCCTTGAGCGCGCGGCCATCGCCTTCGCCTGTGCGCAGGTAATGGGCAAACGCCTTGCGGTATTCGGCCTGCTCGGGCGTTGCGTCATTCTCGCCGCCGGCTTGCGGGCGACCGGCTTTCTTTTCGATGTCGGTCATCTGCTTACCGATAGCCGTCAGATCAGCGTTGATCTTTTCGACTTTCTCGATCAGATCGGCGGGCGCGTAGCCCTTGGATTCGATGGCTTTCAGCCGCTCATCGTTGGCTTTCTGAAACGCGGCCCAGGCTTTGCCTTGGTCCTCGATCAGCGTAGCGAGGTCTTTAATTTCCATGTCGATTCCTTTATGCGTTGATGGGAACGCCTCGGCTCTTGAGAGCTTCAGCTATTTGCTGCATTGCGCCTTCATCAACGTCACGCTGTCCAAGGCTTTTCAAACGGGCGATAAACGCCTTTGCTTCCGTGCGGCCCAAGCCTGCGTCTCGCAGATACTTTTCAGCCGCTTTCAAATCTTCGATTAGTTCGATGCTCTTGACGCCCTGAACGCGGGCGGCGTCATTGGCCGGGAAGGTCACTAAGGACACCTCCCAAAGATCAACTTTCTTAAGCGTGTTGATCCCGGTTACTTTGTCGTAATTTTCCTCGCGCGGCATGTAGCCGATAGACAGCCCGGACAACGCGCCCATTTTCAAGAGGGCGTGAGCTTCCGCGCCGCGAACGGTAGTTAAAGCAAGCTGCCCCTCCACCTTGAGGCCCAAGCCATCCTCGGCCATCGCGGTATAGACGCCCAAAGGCTCGGCGGAACGATGCTGCCAGAGCATTGCGGGCATACGCCCTGCGGCCTTTTGTGCGGCCAGGGAGTCAGCGAACGCGCCGGGAACCACAACATCGCCGTAGGAATCCTCGACATTGAACACTGAACCGTAGCCGTGGAATACGCCTGAATCGCTCAGGGATTTCAGGTCAAAGCGGCAATCGAGAGTCTTATTCATGCTGGCGTTCCTTTTGGTGCGGCAGGAGGTACAGCGCCGACGATATTTGCCGGGATTCGCAGCTTGTCGCTGGCCGGATCGGCGTCCGGGTTCAAATCTTCAAGCGCGCGGCCTTCGTTCGGCGTGATGATTCCTGCATTCACATCAAGCCGGATCATTTTGTGAGAGTCTTTTGCTGATCCTCGCAGCAGGCCAGCATCAACGAAACATGCGTACAACCCTTCGGTGCGGTCTGATTCAGTCAGCAGATTGGCGTCTATGGACTGCTCGATTCTGCGATATGTCGGCGCGAGACCATGCACCAAATGCGCGAGGAACATCTGCTCGGCAGATGCGTAAGTCGTATTTTTCGACTCCGCAAACACAAGAATGGGATTGACCTGAAAATGGCGGCAGATTTCCTCAACTTGGAAACGCCGCGTCTCAAGCGTCTGGGCGTCTATTCCGGTCATGCTGGTGTTCAGCCATTTTGCGTTGCGGTCCAGCACCATCGCCTTGCCAGCGTTTTCGACGCCTCCAAGGTTCTGATCTATCCACGCCTTTAGCGCCTTGTACTGATCGTCTTTCAATGTCCCTTCAACCGAATACACGCCCGACGCCTTGACGCCGTTGCGCTGCATCCGCGCCTGTTGTTCCTCGGTCGCCATCGCCAAACCAATGGCTTCGCGGGCGAGTTTCACCGACTCCAGGCCCATCCAACTGTTCCAAGACGGCCCGCGAACGTGCCAAATCGCCTTGGCAGGGAACGTCTGCATCTGTCCGTTCTGGGCGCGCACTTCGTAGGTCAGCGTAAAGTCATCGGAACGCTTCACCGTCACGCAACCAGGCTCGAACGGGATCAATTCCATGATGCCCGCGCGGTTGGAACGGTTGATGAATGAACAGTGATTGCCCGCTAAATCGAGGTGCAAAGACAGCATTTCCCAATACTCGAATGCGGTTTGCCAGTCGTTTGGCTTGCTTCCGAGTAGAAAATATAGAGGATGATCCTTGGCGGGCAGTCTTTGCTTTCCGTCCGCGCTTTCCTGCATCAATTTGAACGGAACTTGGGCAAGACCATTAGCCCGAACACGCAAGCAGGCAAAAACTGCCGCAACCTCAAGCGCCGTTTTTTCCGACACCGTTTTGCCGCTAGCCGAGACGCGCAGATTGATTAAATCCTTGAACACGTCATACGTGCTGAGCGATTTCCGCGCGAAGGCTTGGGCAAGCAAGGCCACTTATGCCGCCGCCAATTTCAGACCGGCAATAATCGCCAGGATGCCGCCGACGATGTACCCAGAAGGAGACCATGCGAGCCATGCGCCGAAGGAAACGGACGCGCCGCCGGCCACTAGGAGGGCGTCAGGTAGTGCGGATTTCAGGGTTTGGCGCATGTGGGGTTTCCCAAAATGATTTTTCCTCGCTCGCGGCAGTTGAAATCAACCCAGCCGCCATCACAGCCGCAACGATCAGGTCAATTCGGCCCGTGGCGCGCTCTTTGTCCAGTTTTCGATTTCCGGCAGCATCAGAATCCGTCACGGCATTGGACGCGCACATATTCAAAACCGGGTTCCCGTTGTGCGCAATCTCTCCGTTCAGCAGCATCCGCTCGAAGTTCTCGATTGCTGGCGACATGCTCTGATAGCCCTGGCCGAAGGGCTTGAGTTCCGGCAGGCTGATTCCGTCGTCTGACGCCATCGAAATCAAATCCTCGATACGCCAGCGGTCATACGCGCAGGCGATAATCTCGAAAAAGTCGCACATCGCGGACAATTTCTGCAACACGACGCGCTTACTGATCGCCCGCCCCGGCGTTGTCAGCAAAAACCCTTCCGCCTTCCATTGCACATACGGCACTCGGTCTGTGTCCGACTTTCTTTGCAGGTCCACATCAGGCAGCCAAGCGTAGGGAACTATACGCCACGGATCGGCGGGCGGTTCCGGCCCAAGCGCGGACAAATCTCCGCCGTCTTTCGCCAATTCAGCAGCGGACTCGCGCCACTTGACCCAAGTCCCGCCATCGCTCGGCTCAACAAAGAAAACCAGCCCGGTCAAGTCTGTCGTGCTCGATAGGTCAAGTCCCGCTATCGCCCGCCGTCCACGCAAACCCTCAATATCGAACGGTCGATAAGCCTGTTTCCAGATTTCTAGGCTGATCCAGGGTGACTCGGC